GTGATTATATTAAAGTTGCAGATAATACTACTGTGGCAGATACTGTATTACCATTAGCACAGGGTACTACACTTGCTTTTGCTGAAGGTTCTGTTGGTTCTGCTGTAACTGATGCTGAGTACATAACTGGATGGGATCTATTCCTTAATCCAGATGAAGTTGATGTTCGTCTCTTGATAGAAGATGGGTATCAATCAGTAGCTGTTCAAACAAACTTAAAAACAATTGCGGAAACTAGGAAAGATTGTATGGTTATTTTGAACATGGACCCAGCACAAACAACTTCTGCGGCCTCAATGATTTCTTGGAGAAATGATACACAGAATCTTAATTCAAGTTATGTGGCTCTATATACTCCTATGGTTCAGATATATGATCAATATAATTCAACATTAGTTCCTATTGCAGGATCTGGTTATATTGCCGCTCAATATGCCTATACTGATTATATTAGGAATGTATGGAATGCTCCTGCTGGTTTAAATAGGGGTCTTTTGAATGTTCTTAGTATTTGTGATCAGAATGGTACAAGATTATCATTTACTCAAGGTGAGAGAGATCTATTGTATGCTGCTGGAATTAACCCTCTACAAATATTCCCAGGATCTGGTAATGTTATTTGGGGTCAGAAAACTGAGACGACAACTGCATCTGCACTTGATAGAGTAAATGTTAGAAGGCTACTTATCATTATTGAGAAAGCAATGGCAATATCATTGAGATCCTTCTTGTTTGAATCTAATGATGAAAATACAAGATTCAGAATTACTGCAATGTTAGAATCATATTTAGATACATTGGCAGGTGGAGGTGCTTTCCAAACAACAACAACAGATACAAAGGGTTATTCAGTAGTGTGTGATGAAGGAAATAATACACCAGATACTATTGATAGAAATGAACTTCATGTTGATGTGTTTGTTAAACCTATACGAGTAGCAGAGTTTATTCAGCTTCAAGTTATTGTTACTACAACTGGTGCTTCATTTGAAGAGTTAGTGGCAAAAGGATTTAATCTATAATTGAATTATAATTTAACATAAGGAGGAATAAAGATGCCAAATATGGGTATTGATTCATTGAAAACTAATTTAACAAATCCGGCAAGAACTTTCCTGTGGGAAGTACTTGTTCCTGTGCCAATTGGGGATGGGGAGTCTTTAACGTATACTTTGAGGGCACAATCTACTGAAATACCTAGTAGGGGTAACACTCCGATAAATATACCTTTTAAACAGACTGCCGGAGTTGTTGTGGCAGGTAAACTTGAGTATGATCACACTTGGTCAGTAACATTTATCGAGGGTGAGGATAGAAAAGTATTTGATGCAATTCAATCTTGGCAGCAAGATATTGTAGATAATGTAACAGGAATGGGTCTCGGTGATCCACTATACAAATCCGATATATACTTAACTAGTATCACCACAGCAGGTAGTGTGTTTATGAAAATTAAGTTAAGAGGTGCTTGGATACAGAAAGTTGATAAAGTATCTTTAAGTTATGATGCCGGTGATGGTACAGTTAAATATCCTGTAACTTTTGGGTTTGATAGCTGGACTGAGGAATCATAAGGATAGATTAATGGCAAGATTGCCTATTATAGGACAATTTATAAGTCAGCCTACTGCACATTTATTTAGTAAGGTACGTTTCCAGAGAAATTATCTCTGGGACGTGGCCTTACCAGATATTGGGGCGGATTTATCAGGTTTAGGTGGGTTAGCTGTTGGAGAACTTATTCAATCAGTTCAATTTGGTGATTATAACGTAGAGAATCCTGCAACTATGAGAATTGGTGCATTTCAAACTTGGTTTGCAAGTTTATTAACTGTTCAACGAGTTCAGATGACATTTCTTAAAACTATGCCGGATATAGTATCAGCATATTTTAATGCTTGGAAGAACTTAATGGTTGATAAACAAGGGTTGTTTCATCCGAAAGATGATTATCAACAGACAGTTATTATAAGATTTTTAGATGCAACTGGGGTAGCATTTGGGAAATATAAATTAATTGGATGTTTCCCAGTTACTTTTCCTAAATATACAAACTTAAGTTACGAAGAAAACTCTATAACAAAGGTTGTTATTGAATTTCAGGTGGATAAAATTGAATATTCTTGGATCTAGTATGGATGAATTTAAAAAACTATTAATTCATGTTACGGAGAAAACAAACACAACTCCACATCAAGAAGAAATCAAAGATTTTTATGGAAAAATCATTGCTAGAATAGATTACAAAAGTAATGGTGATCAAGAATTAAAAGATTACAAGGGACTTATTTTGGGCAGATTTTTGGCAAAACGTAATATTACCCAAAATTATAGTGGAACAATTTTGAGTCAAGGAAACACATTAACACAACTGATAAGGTAAAGTTAATGAAAACCTCTCAACAAAAGAAAAGGAGAGAACAATGGCAGAGTACAATTATTTTCCAATAAATTTACCCTCGAAGTGTTTAATGTATGAGGGGGTAGATCCTGCAACAATTCAAATCAGAACTTTAAAAGGTGAGGATGAAAAGATTATGTCCGAAATTAGTTCTGAAAATTTCGATAAGAAATATAACATAATTCTTTCTAGGGTTTTAAAAGGAATTGATCCTCTACAATTAACTCTTGGTGATCGATTCTATTTAGTATTATGGGAAACCATAAACTCATATTCTAAAGATTTTCCAGTAGAATTTGAATGTGGAAATTGCTGGAAGAAGTCAAAATTTAATGTAGATCTTTCTCAATTAGAATCTATTGAATTAGATGAAAATTATAAAGAACCATGTGAGATTACATTACCAAAATCTGGTGATGTTGTTAAACTTAGGTTACTTCGAATTAAAGATTTATTAGAAATTAATGATTCTGAAAAGGCTGGTAGGAATGTTTGGTTAGATAGATCCGCTTTAAGTCTTGTAGATAGAGGATCTTTAGCAGATAAATTAGATTATTTAGGTAGATTAGATACTCAAGATTTAGAATATATTCGTGGTTTCCAAGATGCATTTGAACATGGAATAAAAATGGAAACTACTTACACTTGCCCTAAATGTGGAGGTACTGGTGTTATGCCAGTTCCCTTTCGATTTGAAATGCTTCTTTCGTATGGGGAGATCCTTAAACAGCGTGTTGGAGATGCAATTCGTACTTCTATATTATCTCCACATGTCGATAAGTGATTATAATCATAATGATATAAGAGATAATGAATGGATATATGGCAGATTTGTGCAACAGAGAAAAGAGGAAATAGAGGCTAAGAAAAAGGCTAATGCGAGCAGATCTTAGAATACATCTAACAAAGAAAGAAATAACTTGGTTAGAAAAATATTTAAAATATCTACAAATAGATGTTCTTAATACTATTGCTGCTATTGAAAAATATTATGCTGATCAACCTACAGGTGGTTCCTTTAATATTACAATAACAAAGGAAAAAGTTAAAAAATTATCTGATGATATTAGTTTATTAATACAAATAAAGGGAGGTCAAGAAAGTTTCATAGAAAATATTTATAGAGAAATAGCTGATGTTACAAACGATATTGAGGATATTAATGTACAGGCTTTGAGAAATGGTAATCTTGCAAATAAACTTCAAGATCTAAAAAATAAACATAATATAGATTTAAATACTTTAATTGAAAAACAATCTATTGCATTTAAAAGAGTTACAAGTATGGGAGATGAAAAATCAAAAAGTAGCTCTCTCCCCACTGTTGAAGAGGGGATTTGGGCAGCTCTCTATTCAATGGCACTACCTTTGGCAGTTGTGGCTAAACCTATTTATGATATTGCTAAACATGTTAAAGCAAAAAAATCAAAGAAATCTAATATGGAATCTGATGTTACGAATATACCAAAAGGTGGGCTTGGTGATGAGGATCAATTTCCATCTCATCCGCTTGCATCTCCGGAAGATTCTACCACACCAGAAACTCCTATAAGTAGTAGTAATGCTGCACCTACACCAGAAACTCCTATAAGTAGTAATGTTGCACCTATATCAGAAATTTCAACAGATAGTAATGTTGCACCTACACCAAAAGCTTCGATAAGAGGCAGTAATGCCACATCTACACCAGAAACTCCTATAAGTAGTAGTAATGCTTCACCTACACCAGAAACTTCAACAGGAGGCAGTATTTCACCTATATCAGAAACTTCAATAAAAGATGTTGCTAAAAATTTAGATGACCTAAATACCAGAACTTATACTAGGCGGGGAAAAGAGTATACTCAAGAAGTAGATGAAGGAGGGCGTTTTGGAAAAATGGTGGCACCTTCTAAAAAAGATGAAGAAGTAGCTAAGAAAAGTTCTATTGATAATGTAAAACTTGGGCTTGAGAAATTCTTTTCAATGGGTGCTTTTAGATCAAAATATACTGTTGCTTTATTAGATGCAGTTAAAGGTAAGGATGCTGGTGGTGGTAGTATTGATAAAAAGGCTAAAGATATAATAACTACAAAAAGTGGTTTACCAAGCATACCTGGATTAACATCAGTTATATTACCTCTTCTTGGTGCTGCAGCTATTGGAACTGGTTTAGGCCTTGCTGCAAAGAAAGCTATGCAACATTTTGTGGGTGATGATATTGATTCAGCAACCAAAAGTTTAGCTGAAAATGCTGAAGATCAAAAGACAAATACACAAAAGATTCAGGATGCATTGCCTCACATGACTACTGAACAGAAAGCTAAGATGGCGTATGCTATGAATCCAACAGCTGGTACAGAAGGTGGTGTTGCGCCTATTCCAAGTGATTCAACAGATGGAAAACTTACTACCAAAGAAGAATCAATAGCTACGATGGCCATAACTAGTAAAGATATTGGTACTGGAGAAAGTAAAGAAACAAGCGGAGTTATTGCTAAAGAAGAAGTTAGTAATGTTTTAGCATCTGCTCTTTCTGATAATCCAGAAGTAATACCTGAATTAGATGAAGAGGCACCACTAGGAAAGGATCTATTAGAAAAAGTGCCACTTGATGAATTACAAATAGATGGACAAAAAAATATAAAAGATGGTTTAGATAAATTAAATTCTGTAATGAATGATGTTTCTGAAATATTAAAAGAGAACAGTAAAAGTTCATCGGCAAAATTACCTAGTGGTTTTGATGCAAATAATGTTAGAAATCCTTTAATATCATCTTTAAGTGCAGGGTTACTAACTAACTAATGAGATTATTATGATAAAAGAGATAGTTACAAATTTTAGTGATGCGGCAAGTCCCATACTTAATGGTGTTAAAGCACTTTTACCTGTAGTATGTGGTACACCAGATAGTGCTTTACATAATGTAGATCCTAGATATATTGTATGTATTACTGCAACTCTTGGAAAATCTTTAATTAAACAATTTACAGGAGGGGCTACAGATAGTAAATCATTTACAGTTTATGGATTTTTACAGGATAAAGTAGTTTTAAGTGCTAGTTCTGATTGGGAAGGATTAACAGCAAGTATTCCTGGAAATATCGATAAATGGGTGAAACTAGGGGATACTATGGCACAAGGACTTACCGGCAGAACTACTAAAACTACACTATCTACAAGAAGAAAATGGGCAGGTTCTGCACCTATATCATTAACACTTAGATTGAAATTTGAGGCATTTAGTAGTCCATATAGAGAAGTAATATTACCTTGTATGGGATTGCAAGGTTTAACTTTACCAAGGGGTGGTATAGCCAATACTTTTGGTTTAATTCCTCCTGGGCCTAATCCTTTTGATGTAAGTTTAAAAGGAGATATTGAAAGAGAACGTGGTGAAAATATAAGCTTGGATATTGGTGGTGGATTTTTAAAATTTAATAGTGTAATAATAAAAAATGTGCAGGTAACTTTTGAAAATAGAATGAGTAAAGATGGTCCTATTGGTGCAGAAGTTTTATTAACAATAGAAACCTACCAAATGCTTACTAGGGAAGATTTATTAGGAACTATTGGGAAATCGATAATTGATGTTACTTCTGGTGAATCTGCGGGGCAAGGTGGAAACTATCAAAAGAATAGAAATATAGGAAGGGGTGGAGGAGTATAATGAAACGCACTTCTTTTTTTAATATAGTGGGTTCAGGAAATGCTGCAGAATATGATCATCTTAATAATTCATTATCTAGGTTTGTAATGAACTATCCTGTTCAATATTATAGGGTTACAGCAGATGATGTAATGAGAGCTGATTTAATAAGTTATAAAGTTTATCAATCTGTAAATTATTGGTGGTTAATTTGTTTTGTGAATAAAATTCAAAACCCACTTACAGATATTAGTATTGGTGATTTATTAAAAATACCAAATATTTTAG